TGCCCATGAAGTGCGCGGTTCATGTCGGACTGCATCAAGCCAGCCGCCGTATCGTAACCCTGAGAGCGTATCTTCGCGCTGAGATCGCCTGCCTGCCGCGCAGTCTCGACGTTTGACAGTGCTTCAGCAATACCCTGACGCGATCCGCCGAACGCTCCGGCTGTGCGTGCGCTCTGTGCGATGCCTTGCTGCGACCGCAGGCGTTGCGCTTCCAGACCGCCCAGGGCGTTGGCCTCGACGTTCTGGAGGTACGGGTTCATGTACGCCCCGATATCGCCTCCCGTGAACGTGCCGGGTTGGTATCCCGCGACCGAAGCCGTAGTACCGAGAGCTGCACCATACGCTGGCTGATATGCGCCGACGTTCTGGCGTGTCATGTTGTACGACGCGAGCTGGTCTGGCGACAGACCGGCGACGGTCTGGCCACCGTACTGCTCGAACGGTCGCTGGGCGATTGCGTCTGCGATTGCGATGTTCTCCCGCGTCGGCTGCTCCAGCCACTTCGGGAGTTCCTGCCTCGACGTCGTCACTTGCGGACTACCACCACCCATATCTCTTACTCCATCTCAAACGTCATGACGGTCTGCACCGTCTTCCAACCAGCCGCCTGAAGCGGCTTAACCAATCCGTGTCTCACATACGCCCGACCGTAGTCGCACCCGTGTCTCTTTGCCAGATCGAGCAGCTCAGGCCGCAGAGCCATGACGCTGTCGAGGTTACCGGCACACATGAACACGTCGATGACGCGCCCCCGTGGATACTGACCAATCTGGGTGACGATGACGGCACCGTCGTTCCAGATCGCTTGCATCGTCCCCTCACGCAGACACTGGATCACGTCATCCAGATCGTGCGTCGATCCGCTTCTAGCTAGGCCGCGCTCCATAAGCGCGATGATTTTGTCTTCACCTAATACCAAGCGGCACCGCCGTTGCCGTAATAGCACCGGCATTGTCCACCGTTATCCGAAACACCGAGCCATCCGGTGACTGCAGCATGATACCACCAACTGCCTGCGTAGGCGAGATGGCCTCTCCCATGGCCTGCTTGATGCTCTCGAACGCTGAAGCCATGTTGGAGGCGTTGTACTTTTCCGGTGGCGTTGGAATGTTGAACTTCATCGTCTGCCTCTTGGCGTCAGGTCTAGGCGTATGTCACCGACAGACCACGGCGCATCCTGCGTAGCTTCTACCCGATATCGTATCTCTCTTCCAGTGACGCGGATGTCCGTGTAGCCGCTCGATCGTGGCGTGTACGGTCCAGCCGTAGTCTCTGCAGCTTCCGGTGTCGTGGAGGCGTAGAACGTCAGCTCGGTCGATGCGTAGCCGTAGCCGGAATCCGTTATCGCCTGCTTCACCGTCATCAGCGTCTCGCCGTTCGCCAAGTTCAGTGATCCCGTCTCGGCGTAGCGGTAGCCGATCAGAGGGACACCGGCAGCGGTCCAACCGTCCTCGTGGTAGTACAAGTAATTGCTCTCGTCCGACGCCATTGGGTGAGAGAACACGCCAGCCGGTGCCGCAGCCGTCCGCGTCATCTCACCGAGCGCCCACCAGCCCTCCATATAGTTGTAGCAGACGTACTGGTCAGGCACAGCGGAGCCGGTTGACGGATACCAGAACCAAACCTCGTTGAACGTGCCATTGTCTGAGCCGTTCGTGTAGAGAAGCCCCGTCGCCGGGTCGATGTTCTGCAACACATACTCGCCGACGTCAGACGGGAGAGGCTTGACGTAGCCGCCGTCATAAATCCAGAAGCCATTCTTCGATAGCCAGATGCACCGACCGGCGAAGGTCGCGAACGACTTAGGCGCGATCAACCCGCAGCCGAAGCCGATCCGATCAAAGCCGTAGATATACGGCAGGCCGACATACTTCATCAGCCACGCCTCGGTCTCCGTAAAGATGAGCGTACCCTCGCGCACTGGGACGGCCATGACGATCTCGGACTGCGTGTCGAGGTCGTAGAACCCGGCTGTCGTAGTAGCAGACGCAAAATTCCACTCCGTGTAGTCTTCCTGATTGGACCATCCGACGCGGCGTGGTTCACCACCGCAGCCGAAGAGTGCGGCGTAGCGTTCCGGCGTAACAAATACTCCGCGATTGTTTATCGGCACCAGCGGGTGAGTTGCTGTTCCGCCAGAAGATGACGCGTTTGGCATTGAGTGTGAGTATGTGAATGTCGATGCCGTCGGTATGGCCGTGATGGTAAACGTCCCGTTAAACCGCGTATCAGCAACTCCTGCGATTACGATTGTATCGCCGACGCGGAAGTCGTGCTCTTGGGCTGTCGTGATCGTTATAACATTCGTCGCAGAAACGGCTGTCGTGATGGTGCTGAAGCCAACGACTTGAGCGGCACCATTGCCGTACTCCCAGTGCAGCAGGCGACCGTCAGACGACGCGACGCTGAGTAAGTCTTCACCCCAGTTGTCCATCGTCCACGTAAAATTCGTTCCGTAGAACGTGTTTAGCGGCCTGCGATCTGCGACCGGTAACGACGACGTGCCGCCAGATGACGATGCGTCCGCTGCCGTCTGTGCATACGTAAATGTCGTCGTGGTCGGGACAGACGCGATGGTGAACGTGCCATCAAATGTCGACGTGGTTACGCCAGCAATCAACACGCTCATGCCTACGGGATACGAGTGCGCCTCGGCGGTCGTAATCGTCACGACGTTTGTCGATCTCACGGCGCTTGTAATGGCGTATGACGCATAATCTAGCCCGTAGAGCAACTCGCCGAAGTCACCGGCACCATAGCCGCCATACAGGCCCGTCTCAGCGCTGACGTAGTTCGCTGGCGTGATGTTGGTGTATGTCGCGCCCTCCTGAACGTACAGGTCATCATCGCAGCCCAGTGCCGCCAACTTTACGCCATTATTCAGCGTCCACGGGAAGATCGTGCGGATGGTGCTGTCGAGAGGCGTAGAGTTGATCCGCTGCCAGCCACCGACCGGCAGCAGCTTGTTGCTCTGCCACCTCACGAGGTTGGAATCCCAATAGCGTCCCTTGGCCTGCAACGGCGTCGCTGGCTTGATTACTCCGGGCGGGACGGGTATCGGGACAAGCGGCATTATGCGACCCCTGATCGAGCGAGTTCTGATGCCGCTACTTGTACCTCATTTACGCGTCTGGTCCAACCCTTGCCGAACGTGTCGAACGTCGATAGGCGCTGGAGGAAGTCGAGGCGTGCGTTTGAGATTAGCTTGACGACGTGGTCTGGCGGGTGCTGGGCCACGGCTGCGAGCGTACCCTTGCCGATCATACCGTCAGCGGTCGCGCCAACGGCCTCCTGCAACATCTTGGATGCGCGGCCGACGCCTGAGTTTACCGCGAGATCGTATACGGCGTAGTCGACGCCGTCAGGCAAATCGTCGCCCTTGATCTTGTCCCAGTACTGCCGCTTGTAGAACGGCTTCACGATCTCCGGTGTCAGAGCACGCATCTCGGCCTCGCCGACCGGCTTCTCGATGTAGGCTTCCCATGCCTTCTTCGTGACGCCGAGGTTCGTTATCCCGCCGGGGTCTTTCGGGTGGTTAACGAAACCGCCCTCATGCTTCAGCACAGCGGCGAACGCCTTCTCCCAATTCTCAATCATTTCTCGTCCCTCGGTATTGAGTTGTGGATCATGGCATCCTTTTTCTGGGAGCCAGATGATGAGCCAAAGTAAAACGCCATGACGCCTGTCCACCCGGCTGATAGAGTACCGAGTAGCATGAGCAACACTTCCGAGCCGTTCATTGGCAGTCCGCTGACCAAGACGTAGGCAATAATGGAAAAATATCCTAGAGTTACACTCACCGCCAAGGCCCGTGGTATCCAGTCTTTGGTTTCAGTCTGCATCGTGCGAGCCGACTTGCGATCATCGACAGCAATGCGCTCCAGATCAATATCGAGAGACTTCATCTGCACCTTGAAGTCAGCGTCGATCTTTTTCACGGCAGCCAACTGCTCTGGCGTTGCCGTAGCCATAGCTTCCATTACGGCTTCCTCTGAGAAGTCTTCAGCACCCAGCAGTGCCTTAGATAGGGATTTGACAGCAAGGCCAGCCAATGGGCCTCCGAGGGCCGTTGCAAGGGTAGGGGCTACTGAGCCGAGCAAGGGGCCGAATGTTTTAAGTAGGTCCATTTTTGTCTCCGGTAGATTTGCTGCCAAGCATGATGCCCGACAAAGTGCCTGTTAAGAATGTTGCGATAGGTGCGATCAGCTTGAAGAACTCCTGATCGTTTGGAGCCTGCCCGTCAATCGGCTGCACGACGAAGATCAGGCTGTACAGCACGGCGAACACAGTACCCGTCAGCGTCAGGCACAGACTTATCCCGATGATAAACTGGAGAAGGGCGTGGAGTTCGTCTTCCTTGATCCTCATCTCGCTACGGCTCCGCAGGGGTTTTGTTTCAGGGTGTCTGCTGAGCAAGTTCCAGATGCTGTGCAGATGGGCGGGTTACACTCTGGTGCGTCCCAGTTCTTGGGGTCTTGGCACGGGTATCGGTAGCGGTCCTCGCACCCGGTTAAGACTATCATCATGGCTATGACAAGGTACTTCATTTGTGAGTGAACACCACCATCGCGGTCCCGACTGCGACGGAGAATAATATTACGGCACCGATGAGCCACGCGCCCATGATCAAGTCCTTGCGGTTCTCTTCAGCTTCGAGCTGCGCGGCAGCGGCCTCGCGTGCCGCCTGCTTTCGCATCTCCGTCACCTCTTTCTGGATACTCGTCCACGCAGCGATCCCGTAGGCTCCGACGAACAGGTTCCGCGTCTCAAGCTGGAGTTGCTGCGCCTTCTGCTTCAGCGTGTACAGCTTGATTGCCTCGGCCTCGAACTCAGCTTGGCTCTGGAAGAGCTTTTTCTTTCGCTTGCCGGACGTGAGTTGCGTGATCTGGGCGATGCGACCGAAGAGCGTTCCAACCCTGTCGGCAACGTCGAGCATCT